GAAAAACCGTCCAGGTAGGATTCCCTACCTGAATACCTTCTCGAGTATTTGTCCTCGAACGACGTGGAACCGGCCACACCGTGGTTGAGCTCATGATCAACATGTCTCGTACTACTGCCGAATTAACGACAGATCGTATGGGTCTGGAAGGAAACAGCTACAATTAATGTGGACTGAGTCCAGTAATCCAGGGTTATCTTTCGATAGCTTACATGGATCGTGATCCCGACTTTCGTCTGGCGAATCACGACGCATCTCCATCGGATAACGTCTTTTTATTTCCGTTACCCCAGGAGACCCCAAGGGGCCCTAGTGGACGAGTACCATTAGAGGGACATCAATTGCAACCTGTTAGAAACCAGGTGAACAACTACCAGTGACTAGTGTGGACTAGCACAACTAGTATGGACGGATGTTGGGCCATACTAAAGGACTATACGTCACTAATTAGTAATCTTAGCGACAGTAACGTTGATGACATTGTTAGTAAGGCTATTAACAATTGTAGCGCCTGAGGCAGAAGCCTTATAGACACCACGAACTGTTGTAGCTGAAGAGCTATCAGTTTCATAGTACTCTCCAGAGACACCGGTTAAACCAGTGATAACTCTAGAAGCAGTACCACTGCTAGCACTCAAATTAATACTAACAAGATATTCTTCATCAGCTTCTAATCCACCAAGTGAGATACCACCTGTTATCTTAGCAATGGTTATTCCACTGCTTTCGTTAACATGGGTAGTACCGCCAGTTTCATAGAAACAAACGAAGTCTTGATCAAGTTGGTCGGCGAGGGTTGATTTATTCTTATCTAAGAATTCAACATCGTATTCGGCTACCAAGTAACCGCATACTTTACTTGCAGATAAACCTTCTGTGGAAACGAAAACGTTTCCAAGATTGTACATCTTTAAGTCGACGCCAACACCAGATTCAGCATTAGAATCTAAGGTGTATAACCACTTTTGGTTACCTCTTCTGTTAACTGGAACGGCTAATTCTCCACTTTTCCATGGTGAAAAGGTAGTGAATTTAGCTAATTGTGACATACCAACCGAATCAGTTGGTGCGCTATCTAATGCATCAAAATCTACGGCGATGGTAACATTACCATCAGTCATAGCAGATACATTATTAACATAGCGGAATTTAAGTTCATGGAACTTATATCTGTCGAATAAATTAGCTATTGAAGCTAACCAAGGAAATGTAACCTCGGAAGCTGGGTTGATAGGAAAACTATCAACCTTAAAGTCGCCAGCTGAAGCAGAGGCTGTGATGGTGGCAATTCTTTCACTTTGTCGGATACGTAAAGGTCTTGATTGACCACTCCATGTATCACCATTAGATAATGGAGCATTACGATTCTGACGTGAGGAATTATTCATACGAACAGTCCTGTTAGTTTGACCATTTGGTCTACGAATATTACTAAGTTTGGTTGACATTGTATTGGATCCCTTGTGTCACAAGCGACTATACATCGTGTACGACTGGTTGAGTCCAGCTCAACCGTGTAGTCTGTCGGCATTTAGCTGATGGCATTTAGCACGGAACTATTGAGTTAGCTCTGTACACCAGCCAACACCGTTTTGGTCGATTTAACGTACACAACCCAATACTCAGTCGAAGAGATCAGTCCAGGAATACTCTTCCTTATTAGAATTAATGAAAGTGTTTATCGTTTCAAAACCCTTCCATTGATCCTTATATGGTTTAGTTCTCCTTTTACGGACTATAGGTTTGAATCTTTCCTTATCAGAGATATCACGGGTATCAACGATAATATCCCCAGTCACAAAATCGATCCGGTACCAACCTTTTGGTTGGTTCCTGGTTTTACCAGGTATAATTTCAGGATCAAAGACTGAGTCTACATCGTATTCACCTAATTGATATCCTAAGGTCATTTCGGTTTCAGACACAAGTTTATATTTGAAGTTTAAGAGATTCTTAATCTTCATTTTGTGTTGAACGCCGACCTTCTCTAAGGATGGGAGATTCGCCCCGTGTTTTATAACTAAACCGGGAAAACTGAACTCCTCTGGTGACCGAGATAAGAGAGGTAAATCGTACAGTCTCTTAGTTTCCAAACTTTGATTAATATTCAAAGGTGACGTGATAGGAATGTAACGCAACCTATCTTTGAATCCCAAATCAATACAGGTATATGATTTTGATTCAGAATCTTTAATGAGTCTTACCATATACTTATTAGGATTAGATCCAGCTAATACCTTCTTATTGACTAGCCATTTATAAAACATCGCTAGTCTCCTCTGGTAAGAAGTGAAGCTTACATGTTTAGCGACTTCAGGGACCAGCGTAAAGCCGAGACCACCGTATTCACGAGCGACAAACAAAGAAAGCTTACCATTTCTGGTAAATCTCTCTATTTGCTTTCTATGATAATGGATGAACCTTCTATGGGCTCTCCACTTATCAGAAGCTCCGTCGATAACTTCGTCATACCAATCCCAGATTGGTTTCATTTTGACGTTGTCACGACCGGTGACCTTTGCCTTGCCTGTTAAAAGTCCTGGGTTGAAGAACTTGTGATAATCTACCTTATGGGTTGTAAAGTTTTCTACAAAGAGCATTGAATTCATGGTAAATATATTCTGATGAATATAGTTTTTGCCAATGGATAAGTCAAAGCCTACGGAGAAGACCTTCTGTTTCCAAACTTCATAGAAGTCTGGGTTAGCTGGGAAGAGAATATCATCCCCGTTAATCATAACAGGAAGATCTTCCAACTCAATTTCCTTACCTAAGTACTCCTCCATAGCATACCAATATGCTACGAGATTAATAGTACAAAGGATTGGGAATGAGAGAGTTGATCCCATAAGCTGACCATTACTTTGTAGTACAGTATCAACGTCCTTATCAGTAACTACGTATTTTGATTTAAAATCTCTATACATACTTGCTGACTTAAGACGTTTTTCGTGTACGGTAGGGTAATGGAGCTCTTGTTGGTAGATAACACCTCTAAGGATATCCTTAAATTGGGATGAGTAGTAAGGGGCACGACGTAGCATAGCTTCGAATACTAAGGCTGTCATACGGATATCGACACCATCTGTGGCTCCGGAATAATCTCCAGAAACCCACTTGTTGAATTTCATACCATACTTCTCGGAGAATCGATCTCTCTTTTCTCTGAGTTGATTGGCAAAGAATTCTGTCATTGGTGTACCAGTTGCCTTGAAGATCTCGAAATTCTGTAAGTATTTCCACATATCTTTTTGTGCGGTCCTACTTAACCAATAAGGTACAGATTCACCCTTAGTGATGAGTCTAACCTTTAATGGTTCTAGAATTCCATGAACTTCACATTTAAGGGGTCTGTTAGCGAACTCTTTATGAGCAACCTTACAGACTAAATCAAACGATGGTATATTAGGAGAATAAATCTTCTGTAATATACCAGGTTTAATTTCAACTTGGTCCTGATATCCCATGCCGAAGTTTTCAATAAGCCAATCACGAACCTCTTCTCTTTGACCTCCTTCATCACGTTTGTTGTTGAAAGAAGCCGAAGTTGAAGCTTCGTAGAAAACTGGCTTACCAAAACTAAAGCCATGATCAAGGAAACGGTTTATATAGGTGATCATATTGAGATCAACCTCACCTCTAGGAGGACGAGATAACTTCTCGGCGTGACCTTTATAAGATTGATATATAAAGGTTTGGTCAGCTTCTTTAGCTGATCTCTTAACACCTTGGAGAATCGACCACCAGAGTTTAAGGTTCGCGAGTCCAGTATGGACGAGACGATTCCTTAAGAATCGTTTAACACGACCAGTATAAACCAGTGGATTACTTGAATGTCTAAGGAAGTCCTTAGGTATCTCAGGTAAATCATTTCTGAGATAAAAGGCAAGAGGGTAAGCAGTGAAATATTTGGCATATTTGATAAATTTATCACGTGGCCATTGTTTCGTCACCCTGAAAAATTGTAGTTGTTCTGCGACAGGGAACCAGCAAAATTTTGGTGCTTTGTCATAAAGGACTTCGAGTAGACTTCTAGTCAACTCTAAGGCCTCCATGACGGAGTATCCCTGTATAAACAATCTGGTTGGGCTGATTTGTCTAGCATCGAGGATCTTTAGATTAAGTGGTTTAAGCCACCTGTAAAGTCTCTTTGCGGTAATGACAAAACAAACCCCAAATGAGTTTCCTTCCTTCACCTCGAAGGATGGGGCCTCTAATAACCCATCAATTATACTCAAGGGTAATGTGGTTCCTTGAGTCTTTAATG